CGATTATGCCCAGGTTGTAGTTATCTGTGTATAAATCTAGGGTTATGGCATCACACCTAACGCTAGTTTCGGCCCGGCTAGCCACGTAAGCCTGCGCGTAATCTAGGGCTACGGCGTCTGTCTGCATAAGTAAGTTCTGCTGGTTGTAGCTGTGTAAAAAATACTTTGTAATGCTGGCAGCATTACTAGCTGTTTGTACGCTACCGCCTGTGCGCGTTACGTTAGCTTCGTTATAAACTAAAGAGTCATTAAGTAACCATACCGCGTTGCTATAGGCGATATCTGTGCCGTTATCATTAAAGGCTACAGCTGGCGCAGATACAGAGCTCGCAGTTAAAGCTCGATCTTGAAAAACAAAATTGCCGGATGCGTCTACGTACAAAGCGCCGTATTCGCTAATCTCGACTGTTTGCAGGGCTTGTAAGGCTGTGCGAGCTGTGCCAGGGTCTGCCTGTAAAGTAGTCAAGCCAGCGTCTACGTCACGCATAGAGGCAGGCCAGTCAATAGCATCTAGCAAAGCATTAACGCGAGCGCCTGATAACTGCCCGGCGCTTGTACCAGCCACAGTAGCGATCTGTGCGTTTTGTGCCAGCCTAAAAGCATCTACAGCTGTAATAGTCGTATACACAACGTCTAAAGCGTTAAGGGGCGTAGTCGTGCTATAGCTAGTAATAAAGCCGCTAAAGATCGGATAGGTAACGCTGGCGTAAGTAGCACTTATAGATACTTTACGCATAGGCGATAGCAAACCAAAATAGGGGCTGTTAGGGTTTTGAGGGTTAAAATCGCCGTTTTGATCTACGATACGCAGCGTCATTGTGCCAGTCTGAAACTGATCGCTTTGCGCGTTACGGCCTCTATTTGTTGTGAGCTTATCTATTTGGTTAGAGACGTCTACGATAACTGCCACGCTGTCAGCTAGCACGTTTGTACCTAGCACGCCTTGATCTAAGATCATAGATTGGGCAGTAGCTGGCCCTGTAGAAAAGTTAATAAATGCGTTAAGCGTAGGTACTGTCATGCTATAGCACCTGCAAAAGTCGTAGAGTCTCCAGCTCTGTTTAAGTCTTGTATAGCTGTTTTAATAAGCACTACTAGCTCATCCGGCGTAGCAATAGTGCCAGCATTGACTATGACAGTTGTGCCGGATTTACCGGATGATCCGCCTGAGGTCATGCCTACCATAGCCGGGTTGAAAGCGTTGTAATTTCCGCCCATATCTATCCTGCCACCTGAGGCGTAGATGCTAGGAGACATAACACTAGGTATGCCAACAGGACTTTTATTAGGATCACCTAAAATAGGGTTTGCGTGCGTTGCCATACCGCCGCCGCTAGTAAAGGATGCAATCATCATTAACCGAGCAATAGCTGCATCTAAGTTGCCTAAGTTAATTAAATCTTTAGGCACTATTGCTTCTAGTATCTTGCTAATTTCGGTAAGTTTTACCTTTTGACCAGTCAAAGCGCCAAGCACCATAAGATCGGCATTTAGTTTAGCTGTGCCAGCCTCTATTGCTTTTATGTCTTTAGCCGCTATTGCATCCTCTAGGGCATTTATAGACTGCTTTACCTCTAAGCGAGCAAGATCGTTAGTTATCTGTAACAGCTGTGCCTGGCTAGTTATCTTGCCTAACTGCTCGGCTGCGTTTTTTTCTGCTGCTGCTAACTGTATCTTTTCCATGTCAAAGACATCATCAGCTTTGCCAAGTAACAGTTTCGCCTTGTCAATAGCCAGCTGTAGCTTTTTATCTTTTAGTTGTTTGCGTTCCTCAGCTGTAAGTTTCTTTTCCTCTGTAAGCGCTGCCTTGTTATATCTAGACTCTAGCTCTCTTAAATGGATAAGGCCAGTAGCATCCGGATCGTATAGTTTATTTTTGGCTGCATCTGCTTTGTTATAGGACTCTGTAAGGTCATCAACAGCTTTAATAGTGATGCCAATAAGTGCAACCATAGCGGCTACCTGAAAAGCAGCGCCGTAAGGGTTGAGTGCAAACATAGAGGCAATAGCCGTACCTATCGCCGTAGCGCGTAGAGCCTGATAAGCCTTATTTATTACACCAATAGCCGTTACTGTTGCTGCTATTCCCGCTATGATTTTTGTGGAGACAAAAGTAGCAGCCAAAATAGCAAAAATGCTTTTTAGTAATATTTCATTTTCTTTAAGAAAGACTGCAAGGTTTTTAAAGCTCTCAGCTAAAGAGGTAGCAAAACCCTCTATTTTGACTTGTAGCTCGTCAATATTGGCAGAGTCGGTTAAGATCATAAAACTATCTATTAAACCTTTACCTAAAATCTCTTTAGCGTTATCTATAGATACGGCTAATTTGGCCATTTTGCCGGAAAAAGTATCGGCAGATGCAGAGGCCGCGCCTTTAAAGGTTTTGGCTAGCTGGTTCATAATATCGTCAAACTTGCCAGCCTTAAGATCAGCCTTTGATATGCCTACGCCTAACTTACCTAATGCTGTGTTATTGCCTAAAAAGGCCTTACTCAATGCCCCAGTAACTGTGCCTAAATCTTTACCAGTAGAGGCGCTTATATCTAAAGCTATGCCTAGTAATTTTTGTGCTTCACTAGATGACTTTGTGGCTACCGCTAGGGTCTGATAAGCCGGGCGCAGTTGATCGTCTACTATGCCAAACTCTGTAGATAGTTTTTGCAGGTAGGCCTCAGAGGACGCTACGTCTCTACCTAAACCTACGTTTTGTAGAGCTAGGGCTAATTGTTTTTGAGCCTTTTCATCTGCCGCTGCAGCCTTAACAGCAGCCTTACCAAAAGCCAAAACAGCCGATACGCCAAAAGCCACGCCAAAAGTTTTAGCTAGCTTGCCTACGTTTTTGCTAAGTTTTTGCGTAGCTGTATCTGCTTGCTTAAATGCAGGCTTGCCTACAAACTCAGCGGCTAAACTTATAACTAATGCTGGATCGGCCATTATCGTCTGCCTACCGCTTCATCAAACTTAACTTTAGCTGCTGCTATAGCTTTAAGTACCGCCGCGTTAGTTTTGCCGCCATCCTCAGACCAGGCTCTGTAGATGGCTCGGCCTTTCATTTTGCGCGATCTGCGACCAGCGCCTACCTGATTATTAGCGTCTACTATTTGGCCGTATTTATTTATGGCGTCTATAAATTGCTGACCTGCGTTAGGGTTATTGCTCTTAGATTGCGTCTTAGTACCTGATCTAATTGACTTACCATAATTAGCATGACCAGGTAACAAAACTTTAGATACAGGCGCTTGCTCGCGGCCATTAGGGTTTACACGTCCGGCAGTCTCATATATTGCACCAGCCGCGCTGTTGTTTACAATACGCGCTAGCGCCCTATAACCTGATCTATTTACCTTAGATGGCGTGGTTTTGTAGCCTATGCCGCGCTTAGCAGCATTACTACTCCACTCAGGAAAGCGGCCATTCACACTTGCCTTGCCCCATCCGGACAAAGGCGCATCTCCAGGTATAAACCCGCGTGCTTTAAGTGTTATAGGTTTTAGTAAAGCCCCTAATTCTTTTTGAGTTTCTTTAGCCAGGTCAGGGGTAAACTTTTTAAGTGCCTTGCGTAACTCAAGCGCGCCTTTTACCTCTGTTGGCATTTTTTATTTCCTCTGATCTGTCGTTTAATACCTTAATTACGTTAGCAAACATTGTGTTGTCTAACTCTAATAAAGCCTGGGGCGCGATACCTGTCTCTACGGCAATCTGCGCGATAACGTAGCCAAAGCTGCCGCGCCCCACTACTCCAAAGGGTTATCGTCTAGTACCTCGACTTTTACTAAAGTTTCTAGAAACGCAGCGCCAAAGACAGGTACAGTTTCTCCGCTTGTGCGGATGCACTCCCAGGCTAGCCAGTAAACATCACTTTGCTTTTCGTCATCTCTAAAAGCTTTATGAAAGCCTTTTTTAGCATACAGCTCAAAGGCATACTCAATACGCGGCGTTATCTGATGCTCAGACACCGATCCGTCAGCCCTTGTTATTTTTAGTCTTGCCATTGTCTTAGCCCCTTTTCTTAGTTAGTTATGGTGCAGTTGTAATTACGATAGGTGAGTTACAAGTAAAGGTCAAACTTTGCATACTTTCATCAGCGACTGCGCCGTTAATGTCGGTTGTGTTGTTTACCAAAACTGTAGTGCTGTATAGCGGATTGGTTGTAGATACAGCTGCGCTTGTTTGCTTTAGCGTTAGTGGCACAGTCGTACCCCAGGCAGCTTGCAAAGTTGCGCGTACTGAGCCTGCACCGGATGCAGCATCATCATTTAAAAAGTCTAAAGTAATAGTGCTTGCTTCCAAGCCTTTTACAAACTTGTGGGCGGTATCGCCCATAGCTGTAACCTCTAGCTCATCAAAAGTTCTAGAGATGCTTGCGCTTGTGACATGATCGCTCAATACTACCGAGTTAAGAGTAGCCACTACGCCGTTTGATAAGAAAATTGCCATGAGGCTATTCCTCTACTTTCTGTGTCGTTGTTTCTTTTGGTTGGGTTTCTTTAATCTCTTTTGGCAGGTCTTGGCCAATTTTGATTAAAAACGCTTTTTCCTCATCTGTTAGTGCCATTTTGTCTCCTATGTCCAGCTGCTGAGTATGGATATTTGTAAATCTACTGTAAGCAAGTCACCGCTTGCCACAGTTAAAACGCTAGGGGCAGATACTGCAGTCACGTTAAACACAATAGAGCTTGCAGCTAACTTATTAAATACTGTGCAAAAGGTTGTCTCTATGCCTTGTAGGTTGCCCTCATTGTCGAACATAGGAATAGTTACAATAATTTTAAAGTTTGCTAGCGGCGAGATGCTAGCTTTGCTGTTATTGCTAGGCGTTAGGTATGGATCAGCCGGGGCTACGATCACGCTGTTAGCGATCATTGTGCTAGGCGGAAAAGCAAAAGTGGAATAACTAGCATCTGCTAGGGCAGCTGCGATAGTTGCACGCAGGGTAGTTATAGGCGCTGGCATTAGCCGACCATTGTGTTAGGGCTAAGGTATGGCGCTAGCAAACCGCGTATAGATGCCATAAGGGTATTGCTCATTTTGAAAGGGCTAGGGCTATAGCCGTCTACGCTAGTGCCGCCGTTTTGTGTGCTAAAACGTGACGTCCATATATTTTCAGCCAGCATAAGAGCCGCTGCATTTATAGCTGGCGTAGATGCGTAAACAGTAGTTTTTGTGTCTGCCCCTACTGCTCTGCCGTATGGCTTGACGCGCCTAAAGTTTTGATCTGCTGCAACCTTTGCATATTGTATAAAGCTGTAGCCGCGTGCAGGCTGGTAATAGTTAAGCTGCATATTAAAGGCTGGCAGTAGGTTTGTAGTGCCTGTGCTAAAAGGCAAAGTAGCTGTAATTGTGTAGCTGCCGTTAAAAGTGCTACCTGCCCCTGCGATTGTCACAGTCTCGCCTGTAGTAAATAGGCCAGGGTTAGCCAGCATTACAGTAGCTACGTTACTTACAAGGGCTGTGCCTACAACAGGTGCATAATCAAACTCTAAAAAACTGTTGATTAAATCCTCTGCTGCTTGGCAGGTATCCTCGATCCAAGTCTGAGCATCATAAAGAGTGCCTACGCCCAGGCTTGCCTTAAGCGTTGCAGCTGTTACATACGTGGCTGGCATCTCTTTACCTTTCTTACTAGGTGTGCTGGGACAAAGGGCTAAATATGTCCCAGCACACTATTAGTGGGTTATGTCGTTATCAGGTTTTCTTAAACTTAAGAATACCATTAGGCATTTTTGCAATAGTTGCCATAAAGCCATAAATAGCAACCTGGATTTGTAGATTAGATACGACATTTACAGACATATACGCCTGAGGACTGCGATAAACAGTAAATGCTTCAGGTGCAAGAATAACTGCGCTATCGTCATCAAAAGTAGTAGCTGTAAAGTTCTTATCTACATAAAGATCAAGACCTAATACAGAACCTCTAATACTTGTAGGTGATACCTGTCCTGCCGCGTTCATTGGCTGTAGCGCCGTAAATACTGGACGCTTTGTTGTATCTTGCGCTGAGATTAGTGCGCCCCATTGTGCAGGGTTAGCAATATAATTTGTAGCAAAATAACCTGTGTTTGAGTAGATAGTTTGAGCGCCCTCAGCTGCATAGTCAATAATGCCGTCTAAGTCTGCTGTTGTGTTTGTGCCGTTCATACCTGCTGCTAGCAAGTCTGTAAGGACTTGGCTGTCAATAGTTTTTAGATAAGCATTTTGTAACTGTGCAGTTAGCTCTGAATAAAAATTAGGGTCTGAGCGCTCTAGCAATTCTACGCTGAGTGTGTTCATACCTGAATACTTTTTAACAGTTCCGTTAATATAGGTTGTTTCCATACCTGTATTTTGTACAGCGCCAGCTTCTGCTTCCTGTGTTACTACAGGTGCTACGCCTGTACCGCCGCCGCTTGAAGTAACAAGTGAGGGCACAGAAATCGTCATACCACTTGCAGGTAAAACACCCTGTGAGCAGGCATCAATAGCAGGTGTGCCAAAACGTGTATTAGTCACAAACTCTGTTAAAAATTGTGTTGGATTAAATGCAGGGTTAGTAGTGAAGCTGTCATCTGCAGCTGTTACATATAGCTTAGAGTCCTCATTACCTAAGGCTGCTTTGATTTTGTGTTCTGTGTATGCGCCCATATTTGTAATAGGTGTACGGACGCGCTGGCTATCTAGTGCGCTTGGTCGGATAATCGCGCGTGCTGCCTCTACTACAGGTGCAGCCTCGGCTTGATCCTCGATCGGATTTTCAGGGGCTGTAGTCACAGCTGCCTCGCTTTCGGGTTGGGTTGGGTTGTCTTGCTCTGTCGCTTCGCTTTCGCTAGCGGCAATACTTTGCACAGCGGCACTTGGAAAGGCGGCCGACTCTACTAGAGATACCTCTCGCAG